TATTTGTGTCGATGCTATTTTTTTAACTTGTGCAACCCCTCCAACAATAGCCGCGGCTGCTGCTGCAAAACCTAAAGCCGGGCCAATAATAGGAATGCCGGATAACGATTTATATGAGGACTGCGCCGATTGATAAGTGTCTATTGTTGCCGCCGCTATTGCAGTCGCTTTGCCCGCCGCGGTTTGTTCGCCTAATAATTGCCCTAAATTATTAAGGGCCCCGCCAACCTTTGAAAGATTTTCTTCTTTGGTTGCGGCCTCATCATCTGATATTTTCTTTTTGGCCTCGCCTATTTTTTTCTCGAACGTTGCGTTGCCTTGTTCCATTTCTTGTTTTTTGGCTTGAAAAGCCGCTTCGGCGTCAACCTTGGCTTGGGTGCCCGCAGCCGCCGTGTCAATAATAGTTTGGAGCCTAGCAAGTTCCATTTCTGTTTCTTGGTTAAAAACCTCTTGCAATGCCTCTAGCCTTAAATATTCGTTCTCTATTGACTCAGCCTTAAACCTTGCATCAGAAGCGGCCAATTCATTTTTGCTAGTTATTTGGGTTTGTAATATTGCATTTTGTTCGGCAATTAAAGCGTTTTCGTTTGTAAGTTGTTCCGATTTTAGCCCCGTAACTTTAGCGCTAATTGCAAGCAATTCCGTTTCGGCTGAGAATAACGCATTTTTTAATTCTTCGCTTTCGCCCTCAAGTTTAATTTGTTGTTTAAGGTTATCAATATTGGCTTGGGCCGCGGCTTGTTCCGCCGCGATTTGCCGCTCTAGAACATCGCCTAACTCTTTATTTGCAGCAATTCTATCTTGTATTGAGATACTAACATCGTCCCTTATTTGGCGTTGTTTTTCCGCTTCCTCATCGTACATTTCAATTAAACGTTGTTGCTCTAATGCTACCCGTTCATAATTCTTTTTTAACTCAACCAAATTTTTGGCTCGTGAAATGGTTTGTTTTATATCTAAATCTTCAATAACTTTACTAACCCCGTCAACCGCTGCCGTGGCTAAACTTCCAACTTCGCCGACCGCCTCAACAAAATTATTTGCTACTTGCTTACCGGCCTCAACTGCATCTTGGGCCACATCTTTAATATCTTGGCCCGTTTCTTTTATCCCCTCCCTTAAACGCTTAATTGTTTCCGGGTCTTTATCTCCAAAAAATGACTCTTCCCATGCTAATTGAGCCGTTTGTAATGCTAATTTTATGGCATAAAAACCCAACTTTAAAGGCGTTATTGCAATAGTTAAAAGGCCGCCAATAACTTTTTGTAAAGCGTCAAACCCGCCCGTTGCCTCATTAACTTGGTTAAATACATCAATTAAAACATCGCTAACCTCTTTAAATACTATGCCAATAGCGGCAAAAACCGTTTCCACCGCGTCCGCTACTTGCTGATTTTTCATTAAAGCATTGGTAATTCCGTCAACCAGTTTCATAACAAGGCCAAAGCCCGCCGCTTTCATAGCAAGGCCAACGCCTTTAAAACCTTTAGCCAATTTGCTAGTTGCCTTTTCGCTTTTCTTTGTTGCCTCAACCGCTTTTTTAAGTTCTTCAATATGGGTTTTTGCTTGTTCCTCTTGCTTTTTTTCTAGGTCCTCAATAGCCTTTGTCATTTTGTCGATGCTTTTGATTGCATCGCCAACATCGGCTTGTAATTTTATTGTTTCAACTGTTGGCATAACTATTTATTTTTTATTGTTTTGAGGGCTTTTTTTAAATCTTTCATTGTTTCCGGATATTTATATTTTCCCTTGGCAATTTGTATTATTAATACATCGCTTTTTTCTACAAGGCTGAGGCAATCCAAAATATTTTTAATCATTTTATAATATGTTTAATAATTCCATAGTGCTTTCGCCGGTTGTTAAATCAGCGGTAATACTGTTAATTGTGTATTGGCGGTCGGATATTTGTATAACATCGTTCATTTTAAAATTTAACAGAAAAAACTCGGGCAATTTTACTTTAAATTTAAATAACCTATTTTGGTCGCTCATAACTCGCACAATATACCGTTGCCAGTATTTTTGGAACAAACTATTATTATCCCCTCCATAATCAGTAAACCAATATGTGTTTAATTCGCTACCATAATTTAAACTAATTTCCGGGGCCGTTGTTTCCGTTCCTAATTCGTTGGCGTTGCTTATCATCCAATAATTTTTAAACGGCGTTCTAGTGCCGTCGCTTGGTTGCTCATTAACGTTTGCGGGCCTTACGCCATTTATCCAGTTTATTTGTTCATTATCGGCCCCATTGTTATAAACGCCATAAAACAACAACGGCTTTCCAAAGGCCGGGTTGAGGTTATCGTCTAAAAATGTTCCTTGCTGAATGCTTGTAAAATCGCCAGTTGAAATATCGTCTATTCTTTCATAAAGCATGTGCTCAAAGGGGCTATCTACTTTATATATTCCGCGCCGGCTTGACTCGGCCCGGTATCTAATTTCGCCGTATTTTCTATTATTTAACTGTTCAAACTTTTGCGCTATTATTGTAACTGGGTCAGAAAACTGGAATACAATTTCACTAAACGGCAACGCCTCAGCCACATTGTGGCTATCGCTATGAACGTAATTTGTTAAATCCCATGCCTCAGTTCCCGCTAGGGTGCCGCGGCCTTGGTCGTAAAACTCGTTTAGTGGTTGTACTTTTATTTCCCCGTCATCAAAAAAAGCGGTTAAATTGTAGGTTTTAAACAAACCGGTTAAAAAATCAAGTGTTTTAATTTCCGGCAATTGTTCGGTTGGGACAATGCTAACTTCAACGGACAAAGGCTGCTGAGCGTTGGCAACATAGCGCCTAAAAAATTGGAACGTTCTAACTTGGCTTACACAACCTTGAAATGGTATGTCATCGTAAAAGAAAATATCCGGCGTAAAACACATATTCATCATTACCACATTAAAATTAAATGCGTCTTGACAAGTTATTGTTATTTCCCAAGTTGCCCGAAAGTTAGGGCCAACAATATTAGGCGCAAAAGTTGGCGTTCCGGCTTGTGTTGCAACGTAATATTCCGGGTTTTGCACCCCGCTAACATTGGCGGCCGATATTAAAACCACGTCGTTAAATGTGTCCCTCAGCGTGTAACTGTAAGGGACGTCCTCAAAACCAGAAACGGGCGTTATTTCAAACCCTATGCCGGCCGACCGATACATACTTGCGTCAATACCAGTAAACTGATTCATATAGCCAAAATCTATCTCGCACCTCATGCCATAAACAACGTAAGTTTTATTAATATACTGGCGGGACTCTTGTTCGCAAGAGGATAAATCAGTTGGCAAATATGTTGGATAAAAAACTCCGTTCCAAGTTTCGCCGGGGTTAAAAAATACGCACCCGTCATTTGTTTGTTCGCCGCCGGTGCCGGTACAATTGCTAAACCAGTCGTTATGATAATTGCTCAAAGTGATAGACCCGCCCCCAACAATTGGGCCCTTGTTTCTACTCATCCATAAATACAAATTTTCTGTTGCTGATGTGTAAAAGAAATCGTTGCTAAATTTTAAATTATATTGTTCTTCAATTGCTCTTAAAATTAAATCAACCCTAATGGCCGGTTTTAAATCGTTGTAAAAAACGCCCTCATGCGTTTGATTAAAATTGCTCCATAAATTAAAAAAGTTTACATAAGGCAAAGGCGGCGGGCTACTTTCATAATTAAACGCTACTGAGTGGCCCAATAGTGGATATATAAAAGCATTTTGCCAAACCGTGCCGTCCGGCTCGGATTTGTTTAAGCCGTTGTTTAGGCCTTGCTTTGCGTTTGCATTGTTGTTTATAAAAACAAAACTTTGGTTATTAAGCCAAGTTAATTGTGAAATTTGGTCCTCGCTAATTACGTTTTTTAAATCCACCGTTTGGCCGTAAAATGTAATTTTATAAAAATTAGGCTGGTTGTCTTTCATAGCAACCGAGTTTAATTCTATAAAGCCAGTTTTAAACGGCAAATGATTTAATTCTAATTTTGCCGGGTGTCTATAATTGGCATTAAAGCCAACAATATCGGGGTTATACCAATGCGTAAAAAGTTTATTGTTTTTGGCTGAGGCGGGCAATGTAAAGGGCTGACTAAAATCCGTTCTAACCTTTTCCACGTCTTTAACGTTTTGTATAGTCATAGTTAACGAAACTTTTTCGTCCCTATATAAATCAGCCTCAACAAAACTATTGGGGTTTGTAATATCCTCTTGTATGTATAAAACTAATTCCGTTGCCATTATCTCACTTGATTAATTTCGTCATATGCTAAATTAAAATCCATTTTATACTCTATAACCTTTTCCGTAATATGAGTTTTATATTGTAAACTTTTAGATTTTAGAACAACTGGCTCAATAATTAAAGGCTCGTTTGCATCTCTTTGCGCTTGTGTTTGGTAATACGTTATCCATATTTTTTGACTTAAAAATAATTGCGTTAAAACCTTATTGTTTTCCTCCGGTATTAAACCAGTATGTAAGGATATAGATTTTCTGCCTTGTTCGGCAAATGTAACATATTGGTGCGCGTCCGTATTATAAGCCGGCTGCGTGGCGCCATAGGCGTCCGGCACTACTAATAAATTTCGTTTAAATGTGTCCCCCTTAGAATTAAAACTTTGTTGATTGGCACCCGCCGTCCAAAAATCTTCAAGGGCTCCATATCTATTTACAAATGTAATTTTGTAAGGCTCAAATTTTGTTTTTCTTAAATAGTTAACTTTTATAACCGCTTGCCCTACTTGGCCACTTCGGTTTATTGTTATATATGTAGTTGGGTGGTTGTTTTCCGGGCACCAAAAAACGCTTCTAGTTGGAGCCTCGGACTGGTTTTCTATTTCGCCGCTCCATGTTTGGTCAACCAGTTCGTCCCATTGCGCTTCGGTTTGGGGCGCGGTGCTTGCTTGTACATTATCAACATATTTTATATATTGGTCGCTATCATTGCCAACGTTTTGAACGGTTACACTTTTAACCGGGTTATTGCCCGCAACTGCATCGGCTCGGCTACCATTAAAAAAATCAACATTTATTTCCTCAGTTGTGCCGCCGCTTGTTTTGGTTACTATTATAGGCAATACAATTTTTTCTTGAATTGGTATTTGTATTTCGTAATTGTCAGAGGCATAACCCGCGCTAATTGCCGGCAATGTTGACGGAGCAATTGCCGATGTAAAATAAGGATTGGCGCCCTCATTAAAAAACCCGTAACCCTTAGAAAATGCCATAGTGTTAGGCAGCGTTACGGCCGTTCCTATGGCCGTGCCGTCCGCTTTAGAAAAAACCGTTGAGGTGTTAACGTAATAAACGTTTGTTGTATATGTGCCGTCATAAACATTAATTATAAAATCATTAATTAATTGAGCCAAATCCATTATTACTAAGTTAGATGAATTTAAAGGCGTTTTAACTATTTGATAAGTTGAGTCGGCGGGTTGATTTGTTATATCGCCGCTCCAAATAAAAACCTCAGTTACGGTCCTAGTAACTGGGTCAAGCGGGTCGGGCGTTACGCTAGGTTGCGCTTTCCAATAATATGGCACCCTTGAGGGTCTTATATATGTACTCATTATTTTTGTTCTTTAAATAAAATTTTAACGTACTCTTGCACATCTTCGCCAAAGGCAAGCGCAATATCTTGTTCCATGTTTTTCGTATATTTTAAAAATGGCTTTGTTAAAAACAAAGTGGGTTTAATACCGTTTTTAAATATGCCGTTAGCAATCATCCAAGCAACATTTTTTCGCGGGATAAACCTACCTTTATCGTCCCTTGGCGCTATGCCGCGCCTAACTATCCATTTGTCTAATGATTTAGCCGGTGGCATTTTTGTTGTATATTTATACTCGGTTTTATATTTCTTTTTTATACCGGAAACCCCTTTATCCAAAAATTCCCCGTATTGATTCATTTGTATGCCGGCCGAAATAACTCCTTTTGTGTCCTCAATATTTATAGGCTTAATTGAGTCGTTGAGGCTTCCGCTTGCGTTATAACTACCATATTTTCCGCCTTTTGATAAATTTTCTTTTGCAGCATTTATAATTAAATCCCTAACAACAAAAACCGCCTTTTCAGTGCTTTGTAATAAATCAATTAATTTTGGCATACGTCAATATTATTTTTAACATAAACGTCAAAGGTATAAGCCCAACCGGCTAAATCGTTTTCAAACCTATCGTGAAAAGGCTCGCAAGTGCCTTGGCCTACTAACTCAAATAAATCGGTGCGCATAGTAAAACGGGCCATTGACTCGTTTAGTAAGTTAACAACCTTTAATTGAGTGTTTAAAACGTCTTGTTCGTTATCCAAGCCATACATTAAAATATCAAACTCGGTTGCCTCCGGGTTTGTTTTTGCTTGCCAAACTATATCCATACATAAAATAGAAACGTTAAACCTAATAACGCCCTTTTCCAAAACGGCTGAGTTAACCATTATGTGGGCCAAAGGAAACATATCTTGTTTATTTAAATCAACTTGTGTTATATCCCCATAGGTAACCGATTGTATATCGGGGCTATTTAATAAAAAATCTTTTAATTTTTCCGTAACCCTATAAAATGCCGAGGCGCCGTCATTTGCCATTATCTTTTAACTTTATTTTTGTTCATTTTATTTTTTAACTCTTGATTTTCTAAATCCGTTTTTTCCTTTTCAAAGCAAAGGGCTAACAAACAAGTGTGTACATTTAATTTTGTAATATTTTTAAATCCCCTAATATTGCCTTGAGCGAGTGCGTAAACTGTCGAATACCACCCCCATTTTCTGTTAAACCCAGAACGTGCATCATATCCGGCGTCAGTTCCTCCGCCTCCAAATAGTTCGTCATAATTTTCGATAATTCTATCCCTAAATGATAAAAAAAAACAATGGAACTAAATACGGCGTCTAGCGGCATGCTATTCATTATATCATGATAAGTGTCCCCCTCATACTTTTTAATGGCGTAAAACTGGCCCGATTTGCGTTTAACGGGCCTATATAACACGGCCATAGCCTTTTCCATTTTATCCCAATCTCCTAAAAAATTATCTAAATCAATATATTCCCCAAAAGTCATATCGTCCAATTTAGGTATAAAACCAAACTCGGTATCGCCTAGTTTAAAAAATTTAACTAACTCTTTTTTTTGGTTGAGTAAATCAGATATTATGTTTACTATGCGGCTAACCTCAGACAATTGAAATGTTAACGCCGTTTTATACGGCACATTACAAAATATTTCTAGTATTTTAAGGCTTAAAAAAGTGTCTTTTGTTTCGCCCTCATCTAGGTTTTTAACCACCTTTATATAACGCTTGTATTGCCCAAGGGTTATTTCGGATAAATCGCTCGGTACATTTATTTTAATCTCCATACTTATATAACGTTTAGTTTTTGTCAATTCTAATATACGACAAAAAAAAGGGCCTCAGCGGGCCCTCATTAAATTAAATTATTAAATATTATAACATACTTGCTTCAAAACATATACCGGAGCAAACGCCAGTATCTCGAGCCATAGGCTTGCCGCATTCTGAGCATTCAAATTCCTCTTGCTCATGCGGGTTTAAATAATTATCCCAATCACTCATTTACAGATAGTTTTAATTGTTTGTTTATATACTCTTGGTATTGTTTATTTCCCTCTTTTATTAAAGATATCCAATGTGGTAGATCTCTGAATAAATTTAATATGTCAAACACTAATAAACCATTCTCGTGCTCAACATATAATTCGCCGTTACTTTGGTGCAAACTATTAGTTTCGCAAACATACATATGTTTATTTTGGCTTTTTAAATGCTTAATTTGTTCCTCGTATTTATCAATTAATTGTTTTTTTGTCATTTTTTTTTATTTAAGGGTTACAAAATACCGTTTTTGTCTATCTACAAATTTACATCTAGATAATGGAACAACAATTTTTTTAGGCCTTGCTTTTAAAGTTACTTTGTTGTCCTCAATTTTTAATACTGAAAATATTGTTCTCATTTTATTAAATTTAAATTAAGTTGTTTTGCTGCATAGTTAATATGCTTTTGGGTTGTTACACTCCAGTAACCCAATTGGCGTAAATTGCCGCCCTCTATTGTTGCGACATGCGTTGTATAACTCCATATCTCGTTCCCTCGTTTGCTGAGGTTTTGCTTGTACTTATCAAATTTCATCATTACTTGTTTGTTTTTTGTGTTAATGCTTTATAAACTTTTGTGTGGTATTGCCTAAGAGGTTTTGATATTGTTTTAAGATACTCGGCTTTTGCGTCTAGGTATTTTAAAAACAACTCAAAATTTTCTTTGCCCAACTTTTCTAACTCGCTTTCGCTCATTGGGTTGTTTGGGTTGTATGTTATTTTATTAGTCATTTGTTTTTTTGTTTTATTAATATGCTGCAATATACAATAATTCAATTAATATATACAAATGTTTATAACTTTTTTTTATCTTATTGCGTATTGCCCGTAATTTGGACGGCTTAATTTATTTACAATTGAGTACCGCAGCGCGTCTAATGTGTGGTTAAAAGCATCAATTGGCTTGTTTGTTAAATTGCCGTTTTTGTCCTCTATATATTTGTAGTTTCTTAACTCTTTAATCATATTAACGCTATCCTCAGTTACATTTAAGCGGTAACGCCTTATCATATCTATGCCTAAATTAATAGCGCCTTTATATGTTGGCTTGGCATTCCACCCCATGCGGTGCAATTCCTCAATGCTTTTAGGCTCGGCTGAGTCGCACCAAATTTCGTCCCTCCTATCTAGCCCCAAATTTTTAAACTCATTGCCAATATCTTGGTTAGTCATGCCGGTGCGATAAATACGCTCGCGGCAATACATATCGTCCCCCTCAATAAATGTTTCGACTAAACTAGTTGCGTCATTAGAAAATCCAAAATCTAAGCCTCGGCCAATTAGTTTGGCCGCCGGCGGTACGGTAACGCATGTTTTAAACTTATATACAAGGCTTTGGCTCGCACCTCGTTCGCCTAAGCCATAAACGCGCCAATAGTTTTCGTCAATGTCTTTAAGGCGCTCAATCTCGTTTATAATATTGGCGGATAAAAAGGGGTTGTCTAAATATGTAGTTTGGTAAAACTCAACATCATCGCGCGGCAATACCTTATCGTAAATCCAATGAAATTCCTCTGAGGGGTTAAAGTCCAATATTATTTTTTCGCTTGTCCTAAATATTAATTGTTGCCAATCCTCAAAATTTAATTCGTTAGCCTCGTTTATAAATAGCAAGTTTCTTTTGCGGCCCCTAATTTTTTGCGGTTGGTCTAATGATATAAACTCAAAACGGTTGCCGTTTAAAAAATATTCGTTATTAGATTTATTGTGGTATTCTTCGCTATAAATTTGATTATCTCTAAGTATTTCAAAAAAATCCCTCATTGAGGTTGAGCGCACGGCCGGGAAAGTTTTGCGGCAAATGGTAACGGTTTTTCCTTTATTTTTAATGCTATAACTAAATATTAGCCACATTAAAATATTATAAGTTTTACCGGAGCGCGTGCCGCCTTGCTCAACTATAATTTTTTTATTAGAATTTTCTAAGTGGTTAAAAACTTTATTAGTTTTAACTTCCCTCATCTATAACTTTTATGCTAAAAACGTTATCGCCGTCAACGCCGGTTATCTCTTGGCGCTCTATATAGCCGCGTTTTTTGCCTTTTGTTTTTAAATAAAATATTGTGGCTGCGGTTGAGTTTCCGCTAATTTGTTTATGTAGTTGAGATTCTGCAAAATCTAAAGCAACGTTTTCAATATCCTTTACCGCCTCAGCAAAGGCGCTATCCTCTTTTAGCCATTTATAGTAAGTGCTGCGAGGCACATCGGCTTTTTTACATGCAACCGTTACAACGCCAAGGCTTTGCTCTAGCGCTGCCAGTAACGACTCCTTTTTTATGTGTCTACTTTCGTCCATATTATTCGTAATTTTTTATAAATTTATTAAACGGCCCTTTTACGCAACTTGATAACTCAATATATGTTTCGTTATGCTCCGGAAACGTATGTATTGCAAAATGACTTTCACTCAGCAAAAATAAAGCCGTGTAACCGTAAGGGCTAAAATGTTTTTCCGTAACCTCTAAGACCTCAAAACCGCTATTGGTTAGTAGCGATTTAAATTTTTGTTTTAATGCCTTTGGCTCGGTTTCATTGAGCCATACGGCAAAATTATATATTTGGGCTTTCATCTAAAACTATATTATTAAAGTTTAATTTTTTGTATATATTTTTAATTTGTTTAATATCTCCTTTATAAAACACTAAAACGTTTTGGTGGCATTTGCCAACTTTTCTGTTATTCATATATCTGCCTACTCGCTGAGGCAATGTCCCAAGGCTTTCCGCAATTATCATTTCATTATATAAATGCGCTCCATTTTTAATAAATATGTTTTTTACGTCCTCATTAAAGCCGTAATAAAACCCGCCTTTATTTCTAATATCCCCAACCACAATAACCGCAAATCTATTATCTTTTAAACACTTTAAAGCGCTTGTAAATGCGTTGTCTATTATTTTTATAAACTCTTTATAATTTTTTTGGTTGCTTGCATCGTTTTCCAAACTTGAGTAAATTTCTAAATCAAAATATGGCGGGCAACTAAATAATAAATCTTGAGTATTTTCTTTTATATGTTTTAAAACGTTTTGGCCGTCATCACAAATATATTTGCTTTTGCTGCCAAGTAAGCGTTTGTTGTTTAAATCCGTTTGCTCTTGCCTTAACTCTATGCCAGTAAACTTATTTCCTAGCGCATCGCTAACATAACCAAAAACGGTATCGCCGGCAAAACAATCAAACGTATTACAATTATCTAGCCCAAACCATTTATTTGCTATTTCTGCCAATACCGGGTCTAGTAAACTAACCCCGTTATTAGTTGAGGCCATAATATTAGTATCGCCTTTAGCAAGGGCGCCCTCGCGGCTTTCGCCGCCGTCCCCAATTAGTTGCCGCCAATACTTTTTTCGCTCTTGCCAATAGCCTTGCTTGGTGTCTAAAATACTAAATGGAGGCACAACAAAAATATCTTCTAATTTATTGTGTTCCTCTTTTGGCTCTTGCTCAAATGGAAAACCCTCTAGGCCCCAATCCTCTAAATCTTTAACGCTCCAGTCGTTAGCCAATAAGTCCCAATCCCAATCGCCAAAACCAACGTTATCTTTTATAATAAATTGCTCAACCTCTGAGGCGCTTAAATTATCCGCTTGTATGATATAAACTTCTTTTAGTTTTAACTCTTTACAAGCCTTATATCGCATGTTACCGCCTAATATAACGCCCTCTTTGTTTACTACAATAGGGCGTAACTTTAGCATTTCTGGAAACTCGTTAATACTTTTAACTAATTTTCTAAATTTGTTGGCGTTTATTGTTCGCGGGTTTTGTGCGTTCTCTCTAATTTTTGAGATTTTAACTTTTTCAATTTTAATATCTACCATATTAATATAACGTTTAATTTTTTTTAGTTAGCAATTGTATTTGGGTCAACCTTTTGAGGGGCGTTTTTTTCTAATTCGCTAAGAACATCCTCATACATATCGCGGGTTAACAAATAAACGTCCTCAATATTTTTTTTAGTTAATAAAGGCGCTTTATCTTGTATGTATTGAGTTTGCAATTTCATATCCATATATTGAGTTTGGCCTAATAAATCGTTTAAATCCCGGGCCAAAGCCGGGTTATACTTAACCGTAAATTCCCAAGCCTTTAAATGGTGTATAACTGTTGCGTGATTCATTGATTTGCCTCTATCTTTAAAATAACGTGCAATTGCGCTTTTGCTCATGCCTAAGTATTTATAAAAAACATACATTAATAAAGCCCTTGCCTCAACATAGTCGCGGGCTCTAGTAGGTTTAAATATATCTAACCCGGTTATTTTTATTAACTTGTTTGTTAATACGGTTTGCATTTGTTCCATAATTATAATTCGCCTTTTATATAATAATTTTCAAGGCCCTCCAGTATTTCCGGGCCCTCCCAATCTTTATTTTCTATATAATTTTTATAAACTTCTATTGCTTTATTTACTTTGGCTTTGCCCGCCTCATAAAAGGTTTCGGATATTTTAAATTCTCCTATATCTAAACTGGTTTTATCTAATACTAAAAAAACAAAATCCAAATGGTGTTTATTAAATAATTCACAATACAAATAGGCTTGCACATCGTAACCATAGCGCCGGGCTGCATAGGGAAAATTTTTAATATCGGTTGTAGTTTTTAAATCACAAATTAAATCATTACCTAAAATATCGGCCTTGCCTCTAAATGGCATACCTTGGATATAACCTATTTCCGGCACCTCAAAATCGGCGCTCTCTAAATAACCCAATGCCATATTGTTTTTTAATATTGCATCGGCCAACCTTTCAGCATCTTGCTTTTCTTTGGAGGTGTACACAACGCCCAATTCTTTGGTTGCCTCTTTATAAATTTTTGAGTTTTTAGTTTTAACATCAACAAAATTTAAAGCATCAAATTTTTTTGGCTCTAAAATTAAAGTGTGCAACAACCGCCCGTCCCTCATTGGCTGAGTTTCCGGACCGCCTCCATTTTTAGTAATTTCAAAATACTTTTTAGGGCTATCCAATAAGAGTTTTAAAGAACTAGAGGATAACGCCAATTTATTTAATTCCCCGTAATAAAAAACATCATTATACATTCTGCCTAATAAGGTTTTTTTAATGTACTCTTTGCCGTCTAATAATTTAATTTTTTTCATTTTGTCCGTTTTGTTTTTAATTGTTTGTTTGTTCGTTGCCAATTATACGTTTGGGCGTTCTCATTGCAAGCCTCAGCCCTAGGCGTGCCGGCTTTTTTGCTTAACTCATTTAGGTTAACCCATTTGCCTTTTATTTTACGCCAAGGCGATTTTTTTTTCATAATATTTCCTTTTGATACGCTTTAGAGTATTTTAAATCCACTAAATCCCATTTACTAACTTGGTTGTGTGTAAATAACCACCATTGGGCCATTTGGCAATCTAACGTATTATCATCGGGCCTAATAAACAAATAATGGCTTGTGTTTTTATCTTTTAAATGCGCGCGCTCGTTAACCCTAGCAACATCTAAATTAGCCGGCAAGCCTTTGACGTCTATTCTCATGTCATTAACTTTAATGTCGCAATCTTTTATTGGCTCAACGCCCAACATTTGGGTGGCATTGTATTTATATTTATGGCTCCAAAAAAAATATTGTGCAATCATTTCGGCTTTGCAGCCAATTTGCGAAACTCTTAAATTAGGCCTTGCAAATTTAGGGTGTTTTTCTGAAGTGTAAAGATTAACCGTATCGCGCAAGCCTCCAATATATAACGCTTGTTCATTAATTAGTGGCGGATAATAAAATGAGCCAGTTATTTTCATAAATTAATTATTTGTTTTAATTTTTTTATTTCCTTTTCTAACTCATTTGCCTTAGCCTCAGCCTTGCGGGCCCTTGTAATGGCCCTATTTTTTTCCAACCTCATATCGCTTAACTCTTTATTATATAAACGGCGGTCTTGCTCTTGAGCGTGGCCCCAAAAAAATATCCCAATTAAACTATCAGATAGTAATTTTAATTTATTATTATCCGGTTTTTTCTCGCAATACTCTTTTGCAATTGAGCAAGCCGCGTTTATGTGGCCGTAATACTCTAAATCCTTTAAATTAGCCATTTTGCTAAGGTTATATCTATAAGGTAACGGCATTATTGTTTTTGCTTAATTCTGTCAACTCAGCAACTAAAGCGGCTTTTACAATATAATTGTCTAAAAGTTTTTTCATTTTATCGCCGTTTGTATCGCCCTTAGCAAGCCATTCAATTGTTTTTTGGAACTGAGGGTGTGATTTAGTTAATTCGGTTTTTTTAACGGCCTTAGCGGCCGGCTTGCCGTGTGTATTGGTTGCATCGCTATCTTGCGTATCATCTAATAAAAACAAATTGCCTAAAGCGTATTTTTTGCCATAACTAGAGGCCGCGCCAAACTTTTGCGGCATTTGCATGCCTTTAGAGTTTAAATCAACCCCAACCAAAGCAATAGCGCTAATGGAAGTTTTGCCGTC